TTGTGGAGCAGCTTGCGAAGCTGCAACCAACTGATTTTATGACGTAAAAAATATTCCCCAAAATCCCTCCAAAACTTCCCCCCAAAATGAATTTTAAAAAATTCACTCCGCCGCGGGTAATCTTGCCCAGTTTTTCAACCAGCCTGATATGCGGTCATATAGCCAAAGTGATCCAATTTGCGCCCCGGTCATCATGGTATTTTTCAGTCATCGATGCTGATTTGTGACCCAGTAACGTTTGTGTGTCGATCCCGTGCGCGCTGTATAGCCGCTCAGCAAGAGACCTTTGTTCATGGAATGACGGAGGCGTTGTTCCTCTGGGGAATTTCAGTCCGGACATATTTCGAGCTTCCATAAAAACGCGGCTCAATCCGTTACCGCCAACAGGATCACCAGGTGCAGCAGAACCATGCGACCGAGTGTGATGAATAATATATTTGCTGACGACCCGGTCCCTACATCGTTTGATAACATCCCCAAGAGTCATGTTTAGTTCGGGTAAAAATAGGCTGATCGGCAGCGCGAGTCTGGTACCTGTTTTTGATTGAGTGATGTGCAGGTGACCGTCCCAGACGTCAGAAAATTTCATGTTCGAAATGTCTGTCCGGCGCTGTCCACTGACCAAGGCGAGTAGCATTGAGTTTTGAACATACGGCTGTAGTTTTTCAGCGGCTTCAAATGCAGCCTTCCATTCCTCAAAACTAAGTCGAGCACGGCTAACTTTGGCTCGAGGAATTCTGGTCGCCATCGCTGGGTTGAAACCTGGTTCCACTTCCCCGGCATGCTGCGCCTCTTTAAACATATCACCCCATACAGCCCTAAGTATTTGGGCCATTCGAGGTTTACCTGAAGCTTTATACTCATCCATAATTGCAGCCAGGGATTTTGTATCCAAATTATTTAGACGAACATTGGGTAATCTTCGTGCAAGGACTAAAACACATGATTTTCTATTTTTCAGTGTTGTTTGTTTAATCTCCCCATGTAAAACCCTTTCCTCCTGAATTGATAAATATTTATCAGCCCATTCTGACACCCTCATGCCTGCATCTTTTGACGTAGTATTTTTAAATGTCATATCGATCAAAAAGTTAATTTGTTTCGATTGCTGATCAGTGATCATGCTATTGGCGGCTATCGCCGCTTCACGAGCAGTATCACCATCCGTTCCGAAGCCAATAAACTTACCAGTGATTGGATGTCTGTACTGCCAGTAAACCTTACTGGTCCGCCGGTCGAGTTTGCAGTAAAGGTTCGGGATGTTGACTTTATGCGTGCGGGGTCTGGCTGCCATTAATCGTTTTCTCCAATAGTGCTTTGACAGAAGCGGAAAGGTGATTTGGGATCTCCGCTTTTGCAATAACGCCGACGTACTTCGCATCTTCATCAACCACCCATTTGCTGCCTTGTTTGATAGGGGCAGGGATGATCTGGCCGGTCTTTGCATACCGATGAAGTGTCGCTGGCGCTGGTGGATATTTAAACCCTTTTGGACTGGATGCCCATTCCATCAAAGGTACGAGTTGGCCCATACGCTTTTTCTCCACACGTTTAGTTAGAGCCGGCTGCACACCGGCTTACTGGCTGATCCTAAATCGGCCGTAATATTTCCCAGCTCGCCACCAGGGCATTTTCTCCCCAGGTGGCATTACTGGCGCAAATTCAGCGGGGACAAACCACAAATTCAGCATTCGTTCCACGTAAACCCGCCTGACAACATGCGACCTCATGATTTTCTCTCTGCCTTAATTTTGTAGTAGGCCTGTTCGAAGCCTCTCCAGTATTTCCAGTACTGGAACCGCTGCTGTAACCAATGCGGCGCCATTATTCCTTCTCCGGCGATACTTGCTTTGCCAGTCGCTCAGCTTCGCGAAAATCCCAATTTACTCTGTGGGCAATAGTGAGAGCAGAACGAACGGAGTGTCCAATCATGTCATCCAGAGCATCGAGGGTCATTGCCATATCTGGATTTCTTTCCAGTATCACAGCACGCTGAATCTGCCAGCGATTACAGATTTCAAGCAGTGAATTCGCCATATCACTCAGCGTCCTTTACTGTATTTTTCAAACCAAAAAACGATGGGTGAGGCTGTCACCTGCACCTGACCGAACCTTTCCGCCGTGCGGAAATTCACGCTGTACTGTCGTGCTCTCTCCGCTTGTGCGGCGATGTTTCCCCTGAAATCTTCCAGGCCAAACGTCGATTTGAATAAGTTACACGGCGCGCATGCTGGGAAGAGGTTCTCTTGCACATCGTTTTCAGGCTTCCAGTGCTCACCGCTGTAAATAACTTTGCGAGTGCCGTCTGCGCGCCGTTCCCCAAACTCCCATTTTCTGAATGCTGCCTGAACGTGGTCTGCGTGCCAGCCTTTTTCCGGCAACTCACAACCGCAATAAGCACACCGGCCGCCGAACATACCCCGCAATTCTTCACGTTGAACCTTGCTGAGTTTCATAATCCCCCCAGATCAGAACATCAACTCTTCCCAGCGGCGCATAAATAAAGCTCTGGCCTGTACTGGGTTGAGAGGTGTGATAAGAATGTCGGTAGGTTTGATGCCTTCCAGAATCGGCCAGAAGTTATCAGCATCGACTTCCAGATCCCGGCGTTCGGTCGCCAGCATGATCAGGTCAGCGGTTTTGACGATTGCGCTCATCTTCCGCGGCAGTTCGTACTTCTCACGGATAAGCCCATCAATCTGGCGCTCGATGCGGGCATAGTCCGGCAGCATGCGTTTCAGCGGGGCGGGGATGTCCTTCATGTACGCTTCAGTTGCGTCATGCAACAAAGCCTCACGCTGGTATTGCGGTTCAACAATCATGCTGCACAGAACAGAGTGCTGAGCCACGCTGTAGAAGTCGGCAATCTGGCCTGCAAAGCGGCATTCGTGGGATAGTCCCTGCGCGATGTCGTCGATATTGAAGGCCAGCACATTAGGATTTGAGAAGTCCAGATGCTGGCCGGAAAAGGTGGTTAACCAGGTCATAAAATTACTCCACACATTAAGAGAGAAATATGCTGCACACTGTTTTTGGGTTGATCGAAGCCCTTGCCGGTTGTGGCAATTAATTTCCAGTAATAACGATTCACTAAATGCTCCGATGAGTCAGGGAATTTAAGGCCGCGCTATCAGATTCTGAACTCACCGATGAACGTTTCGACGTCAAGTTGGTGAAGTTGGTTTCGAGCAGCTCGCGGAACTCGGTCGCCATCAGTTCTTCGGCCGTTTCCAACTTCACGATACGCAGAACCAGCACCGGATCATTACAACAATGTTTAAAGCATTGATTTAATGTTATGCACAAACGTTCTTGATGAGTTTTGGGACAATCAAACGGCTATGCTCTCAAAATTGTGTATTTCGAGTGATAGAACCCAAGTTCTGCTATACTCTCGAGTGTGAATAGGAAATTACTTAATAATTTCATTTAAGTTGCACACCTATTTCCCGAGTAAAAAATGCCCGACATAAGACTCTGCTGTGAGAAATGTAATTCTGAACGTTTTGAAGTATCAACGTACCTCCTGAATACCAATTCCGTTTTATCCCTCACTTGTAAAATCTGTAACTATCCAGCCGACGTTGACCGCATGGTCAGTTTTAGCGAAGAAACTTATTTATACTTCCTCCCTCCTGTACCTGATCCCATAATTACTCGTAATCAACTCCTCTAACAAAGTAAGAACACTGGTTCCCCTGTGGTGATTGATGCTTGCCCGTTGATCAGTTTCTCAACCCCAGTGTTCTTGCCGTTGTACTGTGCTTAGAATTAATCTAACTTAACTTAGTTTTATGGTCAAGCGAATAACCAAACTAAACTTAGTTTAATTTGGTTTGATTTAGTCAGGAGTGTGGAGAGGGATTAAAGTTCGTATTGAACGCCTTTGACAACACCGATAATGGTGCAGTTACCGTTGATCGGTAAGTTTGGATAGCGAGGATTCAAAGGCACCAAGAATTTCTGTGGCCCATCTATAACCAATTTCTTAACGGTTGCTTCGTTTGTTCCATCTATTCTGGCAACGACGATTTTTCCATTAACTGGTTCGGCCTCAGGGTCTACGATAACTGTGGCGCCCTGGGGAATGGTCGGGAGGCCATTAGGGTTTGTCATAGAGTCCCCTTTAACTTCTAAAGCGAAAGAATTACCCGACACTCTAAGGGATGTTTCTATCCACCGCTCTATATCTGAGAAGGTTTCAGGTGATTTTGACTCTGTGAAAGCACCGGCTTGAACCCATGAAATTACCGGTATCCGCCTCATTCTGGTGATCAGCTTGTCTTCAAACTCAGTGCCGTAAAGTACGTACTCAATCGAAGTGTTGAAAAACTTAGCCAACTTAGAAAGAGACTCGCCGCTCGGAACGTTCACGTCTTTTTCCCAATAACCCACCGCCACGTCACTCACGCCGCAGAATTTCCCCAGATCTTTCTGGGATGTTTTTGTCACCTTTCTTAGCGATTTTATCCGCTGGCCGACCGTTTCCATCTCACCACCATGAATTAAATAAAGCTAAGTAATCTTAGTTTCTATTGACCTAATAAAAATTAGTATTTAATATCTAACTTAACTTAGTAATGGAGGCGATATGACCACAGACGACATCGAAAAACACTTCGGCAGTGCAGAAAAAGTTGCCGCCTTCTTTGGGATCACCAGCGAGGCCGTCTATCAATGGCGAAATCGCCCCGGGAAGTTAATCCCTAAAGGACGGGCAGCCGAAGCTGCATACCGAACCATGGGGAAGCTTCAGTTCAAAGCTGAGCTTTATGAAAAGACTACAGACTCGGCTGCTTGAGCATAACTACTGAAGGAAGAGAGAAATGGTAGATCTGAAATCAGTAGTTAAAGCGATGTGCAAAGCTTACCCCGGCGGACGGTCGGCAATGGCTGGCGCTCTGGGAATGACTGAAACGCAGTTCAACAACAATCTTTACGAAAAAAACGGCTGCCGGTTCTTCGAAATTGTTGAGCTTGAAGCGATGGAAGACATCAGTAGTACCAATCACCTGGCTGACTACTTCGCCCAGCGGCGCGGCGGTTTTTTCGTTGAAATCCCAAATCGCGAGGAATTGGACCACGTTGACCTGTTTATCAAAGGGGTAAAGGTTGCGGCTAAAAGCGGGAAGGTTGATCAGCAGATAAATATTTCGATTGCTGACGACGGGGTAATTGATGACGGCGAGAAGGCAGAAATTATGGCGCTTCATCGCAAACATTTGGCTGCGCGCGATGAGTACGTGAAATCGGTCGTAGCTCTTCATGAAAAGGTTGACGCCCGGAGTGTGCAGCTCCAGGCGTCGGGTGCATTAAAAACGTGTGTGGAGTAATTAACGCATGAACAGTTTACTCGTAAAAGCTGGCGTTCCGCAAATGCGCTGCAAGTCAGTGATTGGCGGAGCCGCGGGCTCTTTCTCGTATGAAGTGATTATCGATGGAGAGTGGATGCCCTGCAACTACCAGTTCGCTGCGTGGTGGGTAGGTTACGTCCGCCAGAGCAGCCAGAAGGTGACGGCATGTCGGGGCGTTGTGGTACACGTCGTGGGCTTCGACAGAGCAGGGGATCGCGTCATCTTCATGCGCGCCGGTTACCCGCATGAGTGCGCCCAGCCTACTGAACAATTCCGGCGAAAATTTAAGAGGGTCCTATGAGCGTTAAGTTATCCGCATACGTTTGGGATGGTTGCGCTGCTGCCGGTTTAAAAATATCGGCGGTTGCCATTATGGCGCGCCTCGCTGACTTCAGTTCTGACGAAGGCCTGTGCTGGCCGTCGATCACCACCATTGCCCGCCAGCTGGGTGCCGGTGAAAGCACTGTGCGCACTACGCTGGGCAAACTTGAGGCTGACGGCTGGATCACCAGCACCCAGCGCCGCAAGGGAAACAGAAACACATCGAACATGTACCAGCTGAATATTGCGAAGCTTCGTGCTGCTGCTGAACCGTCAGATTCTGACGCATCAAAATCTGACACCTCAAATTCTGACCGGTCAAAATTTGACGCATCAAAATCCAACACGAATACCGGTTTTCACCCGCCAGAATCTGGGGGGGATCCGTTAGTAAATTCAAAACAAGATCCATCAGATAATAAAACCTCTTGTCAGCCTGCTGCGCAGACCGACGCCGAAGTTGAAATTACTGATCAAGCTAAACAGGTTCTGAACTACCTGAACCTGGTCACCGGCTCCCGCTATCAGGTCAGCAAATCCTCACTGGATAACATCCGCGCCAGACTCCGCGAAGGCTTCTCCCCTGAAGAACAGCAACTGACTGTTGATTACATGCATGCCAAATGGGGCGGCGATCTGGAAATGGCCGAGTACCTGCGCCCGTCAACGCTGTTCCAGCCTTCAAAGTTCCCCGGTTATCTCGAAGGCGCGAACGCCTGGAATCGTGCTGGCCGCCCAGCGCGCAAAAACGGGAAGTGGGAGCGGGAAGATGAAGTTGCAGTTGATGCAGCCGAGCGGGATGCGGCATACCGCCGGTTCATTAGTGGTGTTGCGGCGACCAAAGCACCGAGCGCGCTGGAAAAAACGGTTTGTGCCGAGGCCAGCAAAGCCAACATCCGAAGTATGCGCGCCGATTTCGCCATTTCGCAGTGGGCCAAGATTTGGAAAGAGTGCGCCCAGCGCCAGCAGGGAGTGAAAGCAGCATGAAACAAACATTCTTGCAGTTAGTCATTGCAGAGCTTTTGCGTGATCCAACACCGCGCACCTGTACCGATATTGAGGCGGAAATCATCGAGAGAACTGGATTTATCCCGCCACGGCACTCGATTTCATCAGCGGTAAATACGATCGGCAAAAAGCCTGGCTTCAAATTAGTTGTGAACCGGGCTGGCAACAAATTCACCTACTCGTTGAAAGCAGCGCCGGTTTCATATGAACCAGCGAAGCCGGGTAAACCGGCGAAAGCACCGCGTATCACACTGGCGGAGATCAGCAAGATGTTCGATCAGTTGCTTTGGGCAGTACGTCAGGGAAGGGGACAGGCATGAGCTATCAGCTGAATGTTGGTCGTTGCGAGGATGTCCTGCGTGGCGTGGCAGATAACAGCGTCGATTCGATAGTCACCGATCCCCCGTACGGGCTGAACTTCATGGGTCACAAGTGGGATTATCAGGTTCCGACGGTTGAGCAGTGGGCCGAGTGTCTGCGCGTGCTTAAGCCCGGTGGCTACCTTCTGGCGTTCGGTGGCTCACGTACCTATCACCGCCTCGTTGTGAATATAGAAGATGCTGGGTTTGAGATCCGCGATCAGTTGATGTGGATTTACGGCAGCGGATTTCCTAAGTCAAAAAATCTGCAGGGTGAAAACGCCGGGATGGGTACCGCACTTAAGCCCGCCCATGAACCGATCGCCATGGCTCGCAAACCGCTGATCGGGAATGTTGAGACGAACGTAGAACAGTTCGGTACAGGCGCGCTGCACATTGATATCTCCCGCGTTCCGACGGAAGAGGCCCTAACTGGTGGCGCCGGCGCACTTCTGTCGCATGTTCGAGATGATAAAGCACCAGATTGCGCCGAATGGCAGCCAGAGCAGCTTGGCCGATGGCCTGCAAATATCCTTCATGACGGTAGTGAAGAAGTGATCTCCGCATTTCCTGACGCAAAGGGGCAACAGGGCGATCTGAAAACTACGAGTAAATCCCGGCCTGCACGCGTTTGTTATGGCGATATGAGCGCGCCTCGTGAACATGTAGCTCGAGTTGAAATCGGCAAATCAGCTGCACGATTTTTCTACTGCGCGAAGGTCACGAAGACAGAACGTGATGAAGGCATGGAAAGGTTTGTGCCGTTCACAGCATCGGAAATGACCGGCGGGCGCGTAGAGGGAAGCGCTGGCCTGAACGATCCCCGTGCTGGCGCTGGGCGAACTGCTGGCGCTCGAAACAACCATCCAACTGTAAAACCTTGTGACCTGATGCGCTATCTGTGCCGCTTGATAACTCCTGCTGGCGGAACTGTGCTGGATCCATTTATGGGCTCAGGTTCTACCGGTAAAGCCGCCATCCTCGATGGGTTCAGCTTTATTGGTATTGAGCTCGACCCTGACCATCTGACTACCGCCGCCGCACGTATTGCCCACTCAGTCAAGGTAATTGCTGATGAATGAATTTCAGAAAATTTGGCTCGCTGCTTACAACGGCTGGCTGATGGCGGTCTCCCCTTCGGGGGAGCTGCATTCCACTGATTACACTGCGGCGCGGGAACATGCTGATGCTGTGCTGAACAGCCTGATCAGGGCTGGAGAGGTGACTGCATGATCCTGGGCAAATTAATCAGTTCACAGCGTTACCTTGATCGGAAAAAAGTCGTTGATAAAGCGCTTCGCTTCAAACTTTTTCGCGTTTCTGTGTATCCCGTTGTACTTCGTGGAGTTCAGTACACCGTCCTGATGGACGGACACCATAACTTAGCCGCAGCTAAATTAGCTGGAGTTGAACCGGTTTACATCGGGCCGCCGAAAAAGATAGTGAAGATATTCAGCAAAATGACCCAGCGGGAAATCGAGGTGCTGCTGATCAACAACGTAACCGATTGTGATTATTACTTTGTCGACACAGGCGAAGTGGTTGAACACCTCAGAATGCCGGAGTACCAGCCATGCAACTGACCCTGCCATTCCCGCCGAGCGTAAACGGTTACTGGCGCTCCACCCGAAAGGGCGTGCTGATCAGCGAACGCGGGCGGATCTTCCGATCGAACGCGCTGGCGGCGATTTATCAGCAGTTCCGCAGCCGTCCGCCTGCGCTGCTCACCGAACTGGAAGTGCATCTGGTTCTGTGTCCACCGACCAGGGCAAAGCGGGATTTAGATAACTTCCAGAAGGCGCTTTTTGATGGCCCGACCCACGCGGGGATCTGGAAGGACGACAGCCAGGTAAAACGAATGACGGTCGAGTGGGGGCCGGTTACCAAAGAAGGGAAGGCAGAAATAACGATTACTGATTTCAAACCCGCCGGTGTGCAGCCGGCTTAACGTGTGGAGTGATTATGTCGAACAGTTTGCTGTCAGGAAAAGTGGTAACGATGTCGAGCCGTGAGATTGCAGAGCTTGTGCAAAGCAAACACAGCGATGTGAAACGCTCAGCTGAGCGGCTCGCAGTTGCTGGAAATTTAAGCGCGCCGTTGGCGCACACCCCCTATTTTCATGAGCAGAACGGTCAGGAGTATCAGGAGTACTGGTTCAATAAGCGAGATTCGCTGGTGCTGGTTGCCCGGTTGTCTCCGGAGTTCACCGCCGCGGTAGTTGACCGCTGGCAGGAACTGGAATTGAAAAACCAGTTGCCCCAGTCATTGCCGGAAGCGTTACGACTGGCTGCTGATCTGGCCGAAGAAAAACAGGTACTGGAATCACAGCTGGCGCTGGCGGCCCCGAAAGTTGAATTCGTTGATCAGTACGTCATGGCTAAGGGCTCTATGGGATTCCGCGCGGTCTGCAAATTGCTGCATGCGAAAGAACCGGAATTCCGGATGTTCCTGCTCGAGAAAGACATTGTTTACCGGCTGGAAGGCCAGCTGACGCCAAAGGCCAATCATTTAGAGGCAGGGCGGTTTGAAGTGAAAACCGGTACCAGCCAGCAGAATCAGCACGCGTTTCGTCAGGCGCGATTCACCGCGAAAGGCGTTGAATGGGTTGCCGGGCTGTGGGCTGGTTATCTGCGACAGAAACAGGGGGCCCACGCGTGAGAGCATTGTTAAAACCGTATCCTCAGAGGGAGCTGGGGATCGTGCAGTTCGCGTTGCCTGCGGACATGGTGAAGTTTTTCAGCAGTAAACGCCTGCTGATCACAGACGCGCCCGCCGACCTGCATACTTTTCCTGACGGTCTGGTACCGGCTGAAGCGCAGTCACTTTCGCAGGATCCACGTCTGGCTGATTTTCTATCCTCTCCGGCGGTTATTTCCAGTGTCGGCGGTATGAATGCGCTCACTCTATGGGTGAAGCGCCACCGCGTGTGCCAGTGTCCGGACTACAACGGGGAGTTTCATCACCATGAGCTGGTGCAGGTGCCTCGCGGGCGTGGCGTGGTCTGCCTGTGCTGGGCGCATGACAACGAGTTTCGGGAAAAGGAATCGGCAAAACTGGATGCTACCGCGCTGGTGAACGCCGCTGAATTCGTGACCGAGGCAATACGCCACAGGAATAACTTACCGGAAGGGCGTCACCTGACTCTGGGGGAGCTGTGCTGGTGGGCTGTTTCGAAAGGGCTGGTTCACCTGCTGCCGGAAGAAATTATCTGCGCAGCGCTGGGGATGAAATACAAACCGCCGGGCGGCCAGCGGAAAGAAGCTGATGTTGATCCGTGGGAAAGACATCCTTCCGATGTGCTGGCCAACAACATCAAACCAGTGCTGGCGCTGGCAATCGACCCTGAGACGCCGGAATCATATGTCCGGATCCCCAAGCGCCGCCGGTACGAAAATGCGAAGTACACCCAATGGGTAAAGCGCCAGCCATGTTGTGGCTGTGGAAACGGGTCTGATGATCCTCATCACATCACCGGCAATGGCTTTGGCGGTATGGCAACAAAAGCGCATGATCTGTTCGTGATCCCGCTGTGCAGACGGTGTCACGACTCACTTCATGCGAATACCCCTGCTTGGGAACAAGAACACGGCACACAGGAATTTCTGGTGCTGAAAACAATAGACCGCGCGCTGGCGATGGGCGTTATCGCTACCGGCAAACAAAAATAAGTGTGGAGACAATAATGCGTGATATTCATGAGACTTTAGAACTATGGGGAGCATGGGCTGCTTCTGAAAATAGTGGCGTTGACTTTTCTCCAATCGCCGCCGGGTTTAAAGGGCTTCTTCCACAAACCTCGAAGTCACGATTGCAATGCTGTGATGATGAAGGAATTAAAATAGATGGCTGCGTCTCGCGTTTAAAAAAGTATCACGTAGAAGAGTATGAACTTGTAATTTTACATTATGTTTTCAGTCTATCACTTCGGCAGATAGCTAAGAGACGAAAATGTTCAGATGGTACAGTCAGGAAAGATATGCAAACAGCCCAAGGCTTCATCGGTGGGGTGCTTAGTATGATCTCATGATTTCTAATTGCGGCATGGCACTGCCGCAATTTCATAAGATAACCATGGAGGGTTATTTAATAATTTTAGATTATTGTTAGCATTATTAGAGGGGTTCCAACGTTCCCTGTGAAATTGCTATTTGTTATGTATTTCATCGCTGATGATGATGTGGTTCTTTGTTTTGCTTCATTGACTCTCAATTTAACATCAGAGTGATTAACTGAAACATCCAACCTTTCATTAATATCATTTGCTACAGCGTGTTTATAATCGAATTTACTGTATCCTTTAGGTTGGGCACCACGATCAACAATGACTAGCTTAGTATCTGAGGTATTTCTGGTTCTACTTAAATCGTACGCCCTCTTTGTCGCTTTTTCCCGATAATCTCTCGCATAGTCCATATCTAGGTCAACAATCTCTTTTCCAAGCTCTTTTGCAGCGTGTATCGGTGCTGCACCGAAAAATGAGAACAATACATAATCGAAATTATGACTACTGGCAACATACTCCACGCTATCATCAAAAACACTCGAGATTATAATGAATAATTGTGTTTCAGACGTTAAGCTAATGTCACTGATTTGTTTGGAATCTATTAATTCAACTTTGAATCCTAAATCAGATAAGCGTTTATATGCTTTTGCAGCGAGGTGTTCGTTAATTTCTATGGAAATTACTTTACTGTTGATATTAAGTAATGATTCTGTTCCATTTCCGTTGCCACACCCAATTTCTAAAATTAACGACGGTTTGTCTAATGAGGCTGCAATCCAGTCATAGTCATTCTTGACCTTATGTTCATCACTAGAAATGCTCCATTCTTCAGCGTATTGTTGAGCGTTCATAGGAATCATGCTGCGTAAATCTGACATTACCAATCTCCTTTTGAAAAAATAAAAGGTATCACTAACGCGTACGCAAAAACTATTATAATCTGTTAAGAGTGGTCACGTAGTCACAAAGCTTAGACAATCTCAGAACCTCGCTCCGGCGGGGTTTTTTGTGTCTGCCATATGAGAAAACAACAGAATGTGCATGAGAAGTATTTATGATTTTTTTTGAGCAGCATCAACCAGTTTTCACATACACCCGTTTGGAGATTATAAATCCTTGAAATCAATCATTGTCTGAATGAACATGTGCTAACAATTTCCGCCGTGAATAATTGAGAGCACTGTGAAACGTAATTTATTGGTTTTGATGGGTATTTTATTAATCGTTGGTTGTGCCTCTAATGACATTGAAGGCATGCCTCATGATGCGCGAGTAAGATTTGCGAATATGGAAGGCTATTCAAATAACCCATATCCAAACGCGAAAATGCTTGGTGAAGTAACGGGAGTCAGCTGTGCTCGCCAAGCTGGGTCTTCAACAATGATTACAGAAATTGGGGGGAATATTTTTGCAACTACCTCCAATCCAGGCGTTGCAACTCAGGGAGAAGCCATCGAGAGTTTGCGCTTCAAAGCGGCAAATATGGGTGGCGACGCAGTTGTGAATGCAGTTTGTAAAAGTGGCGGTGTAGACTGGGTACATAATTGTTGGTCAACAGTAAAGTGCATAGGTGATGTAGTTAAAAAGTAATGTTTTTCAGGATTTCATGAGGCTGCCAAATTGGCGGCCTTTTTATTATGCCCTCAATTCGGTTGTGCCATCGGGGACACTACAGGGTTAACTATCCAGCAATCGATCTAAGGATTAACTTGAACTTGCAAGTTTGGAATTCATTTGCAAATCATCTGATTCATTACAAATTGTGAGGTTCAAAATGAACAATATCTTTTCTGGTTTTGATGCAAATGCATTGGCTGAAGCATTTGGTGTAACCGCTGAGACAGCTATCAAGCTTCAACAGGAAAGCACCAAACAAGGTACTTTGCTTTCTGCGGTACAAGGTCTTGTTGGTTTGCCGCCAATCACCATCTAAAAACCGAAACCGGATGTGCTGTTGTATTTACAGCATCATAAATAAACAGAGGTCGCCTTAGGGTGGCCTTTTTTTATTGCCCTCGATTCGTGGAGGACAACTACAGCGAGAAGGGGTTTATCAATGTCCGAGCAGCGGCGCTTGCCACGGTCACTGATTTCCAGGGCGAGATCACAGTATGGCGTTTTAGTGGTCCCCAAAAGGACAAGTTGGCAAAATTTGTTAAATATCATCAGGATTAATCTGAGATGATTAATTCGCCCCTTCAAGAGCTAAGCCATTAAGAGTGCCGGAGATAAGCGCCGGGTGGGGCAGAAACAATTTTATGAGGTCGCCAATCGGCGGCCTTTTTTCGTTTTGGCGGCCAGTCAATCGGCTAACCATTCCACTTTCGCAAAGTGACTGAGCCGCTAATTCCTTCTTTTATCACGACTGCGCACCCAACCGGCCGACCGGAGGGGGAGACTATGAAAATGGACAAACTTACTACCGGTGTAGCCTACGGTTCTGCTGGTGGCAGTTCCGTATTCTGGCTCTACCGCCTGTTGAATTCGTTTACCCCGGAACAGTGGACTGCTATCGGCGTTTTGGGTGGTCTGTTCTTCGCATTCGTTACCTGTCTGATAAATGTCGGATTCAAGATTTGGGACCGTAAACACAATATGGTGCGGCGTGACGAGGATTGACTATGGCGAACCTGAAAACAAAACTCAGCGCTGCCATGCTGGCGCTGATTGCTGCCGGTGCTTCCGCACCCACGATGATGGCTCAGTTCCAGAAAGAAAAAGAGGGAACCAGTCTGATTGCATACCCCGACGCGGGCGGTAAATGGACAATCTGCGGCGGCGTAACAGCAGTAAACGGAAAGCCAGTTTTTAAAGGCATGCGCCTCACGCAGATCCAATGTGACGCCATCGATAAAGTCGAACAGGCCAAAGCGCTGGAGTGGGTAGATAAAAATGTTCACGTTCCTCTGACCGAGCCGCAAAAAGTCGGGATCGCGTCATTTTGCCCGTGGAACATCGGCCCTGCGAAATGCTTTACTTCCACGTTTTACCGGAAACTGAATGCTGGTGACCGGCTGGGGGCATGCGCTGAGATAAAGCGCTGGGTCCATGACGGCGGGAAGGATTGCAATATCCGTGCAAATAATTGTTCCGGCCAGGTTGTCCGCCGTGATCAGGAAAGCGAACTGACTTGCTGGGGGATCTGACAATGATCAACTGGTTCCGGATTGTCATCACCGCACTGCTGTTTCTCATTATCGTCGTTCTGCTCTGGGCTGCATTCCATTACTACGGCAAGACCATCAGCCAGCAGTCAGAAATCTCAGTAGCCACTCAGGCAAAAAATTCAGCGGAATTCAAACTGAACGCGCAGGCGAAGGCTATGAGCATCTTCAACACTATCGCAGGGGCAACTTTGAATGAGCAGCATGCGAACACACTGGACTCACAGACAGCCCAGACTGACATCAAAGCTGCTCTTGCGGGCGATGCTTGCGCTCCTGTTGTTGTGCCTGCTCGCGCAAATGACCGGGTGCTCAACCGTTACAACGCAGTACGTCAAAGTGCCGGTGACGCCGATACCCGCCAGCCTTCTGGTTCTGTGCCAGCCATCACCGCCACCAAGTGATCCCCTAACGTGGGGGGCATCTTTGCAGTGGAATGAGTTACTGCTGACAGACCTGCAAAACTGCAACGCCCAGATATCAGGCATCAAGCAAATCGAAGAGGCCAGACAGAAATGACAAAGCTAAAGAGCATATTTCTATGGCTCATCAGTTTCTTTTACACACCAGTCACACCGGCTGAACCCCAACCGAAGGAAAATACCGTGAAATTAGCACTCGTTTCAATTATTACCAGCATGCTTGCGAATGGCGCGGCTGCAAACACTGCTCAGGTAACTTTGACCGATAATGCCGATGCCGTTCAGCCTGGTGCCGTGGTGAACTTTACTGCGGACAACGGCGCGACTGTCACACCTACCAGCGCACTGACTGACGCAAAAGGTCAGATAACTGTCAGCCTGGTCAGTTCCACCATCGGCGCATCAACGTTAACGGCAACAACCGCTGACGGCACAACGGCAAGTATTCAGGTTTATTTCGTTGCTGTTCCCGCCCCAGCCGCTGCTGTTATAGGTTCTGCTCTGCCATCTACCGCCGTGCAGGATGTAGCACAGTCCAGGGACACTGTAGAAATCACCTTATCCCCGCTCCAAGCCCTGAAAGCCGATTTCGACAAAGTGGTAGCGTTCATCGAACACGGTATCGAAGTTCTGGGTAAAGACGCAGAAGCCGATCTGGTTGCCCTGAAAAACAAATTTATTTTGTAATCCAAATCGGCCGTCAAAAATGACTTAGTGGCCTAAATTCGAATTATCAGATGCGGTATTTGTCAATCGCAGGGTGACTAGATTTTGAAAAAACATCTGTGTGTTGTGTTATGTAGTAGAAAATACGCTGATTAATGCTTGTATAGATCAGCAGCAGTTTTATTCTGGATGGGGTGTTTTCTTCTGAGTACATATACTTCACTTTAGTATCACCAGTTGGAGTAAATCTCTGATAGCCCATTTCTTTAATGGTTATCATATCGGGACCCAGTGGCATCATTTCAGTATTCGCAAGCATACTATCTAAATAGTTATCAGAGATACAACTTGCGGAAAGGCGATGAGCGAACTCATTTCTCATCTTGTTGAGCTTTTTGAGTACGTTGTAAGCTGGAAGCGGGAAACCTAATCTTGCAGCTAATGACAGTTTGCTTGAATAAGGTAGTTCACACCGTGGTTCACCTTCAGAGGAAAACACGTCAACTTCAGTGCGACCACAAATCCAAGCCTCTAAAAGCCTTTCCGTTAACAAGTGAAGTTTAAGGACGGACGTCAAATCATCGTCACTATCTATGACGCTTATGGTGGCTGCAGCGAATTCCCGTGTGCCATATATATCCATGAACATATTTATATCAAATCTTTGATTTGGTGCTGATTTTTCTGACATATGTATTTCTCCAGATGATGATTCTTTCCAATTTATATAAGATGCGGAAAATAAATAGACGTATTGAGGTAGATACTGAAAGTGTCTAATGCAATGTGCAAGCAAAGATCTTACTGCTCGCTAATCCTGGCATTCCCATCGTGTTAAATGCACAGGTTGATGTGCTGTCGCAGCGGCGGTAGCCCCTCTGTGGCCTGAATGCAGCAACAAAGCGATAAAATCCGATAGGATTTTAAGCCAGAGATCAGCACGTGCGCTCAGGTTGTAAAATAAAACGTTGGCGGTCGATTTTATTGGAGTAAATATGGCCGATATCAAAGACCTTTCTGCCAAACTCCAATCTCTGAAAAAACAAATCCCCTTTGCAACAGCGCAGGCGCTGACCAGCGTCGCCCGGAAGATCGCCGTAGCAGAGAAAACTACTTTCCAGCGTAAATTGGAGAACCCAACGCCTTTTACTGTTAACTCGGTTGGTTCTGCGGGGGCTCGCCGCGATAACCTGATCGCTAAAGTATTTGTTCGCGATATTGCTGCCGGGTATTTGGAGCCTTTGGAATTCGGCGGCGTGCATAAGCTTAACGGTCAGGCACTGCTCAACCCTAAAAACGTCAAACTTAACAAATACGGCAACCTGTCACGCAACAAACTTTCCCAACTCAAAGCAAAGCCTGATGTTTTCATTGGTGATATCGATGGCATCAACGGTGTCTGGCAACGTGCGAAAGTGAAGAAGGGCAAAAAAGGCAAAAAGCGTCAGAAGCGTTCAGCAAATGGCACGCATCGCGCACGGGTAAAGAACCCAATGCCCAAACTGTTGATCAGGTTTGGTGATGCGCTCCCTGTTAAACCCACTCTGGGATATATGGACAGGGCTGAGAAGATGGCTGTGGGTCTGATGCCTGGCGCGTTGAGTAAGGCCATCGATGAAGCACTCCGCACCGCAAGATGATATCGGCTCTCAATAAAAAATGGGTCCTTCCCCGGAACTTTTTAATACACGGGCATTGCGCGCCGCACAGTTTCACCAGCTATAAATTTTTCATTTTGTGTCCCATGTCCCACGTGCATATTTATGCACTAACTGTTGCCAACCCTTACGCCCCGTGGCTTTGTTGATTTTTGATGTGGGACATTTGCATGGGACATTTGCATGGGACATTGGGGTGGGGCACAGAAAAAATGTCCCATTTGAATGTCCCACCGTCCCATCGAGGAAAATGTCCCATGACAACGATGACGCAAATTGAATATGCGAAGCATGCCGGCGTTGATCGGAAGACGATAGGCCGGTGGGTTAAAGCTGGTAAATATGTCGTGCTTGAGGGAAATCTCATTGATGTTGAAGCCACAGATAAAGCCCTCGTCATGCTGCGTGACGGTAAAGATCCCCGCACAAAAAATGCGGCCAAAAATAAACCCTCTAAGACTGATATCGGGCTCAAAGATGATTCAGCCACCGACGAGGCGGTTAAACAAATCATGTTGGCGACCGGCGCAGAAATGTCGCGTGAAGAAGCCAGCAGGGTAAAAGAGAACTACCTGGCACTTTTAACAAAGCTCGAGTTCGAGAAAGAGGATGGTCAACTGGTCGAGCTCTCTGTTGCAGAAGCTGTTTTATTTACAGCATTTCGACAGCAGCGCGACGCCTGGATGAACTGGCCGTCAAGGGTGGCTCCTTTGATGGCGGCTGACCTGGACGTCCCAGCTGACAGAATGACCGAGGTGTTAATCGAACATGTCCACAAACACATCTCCGGACTCGGCGAGCCTGAATTTAACACAGACGAAACGTGACAGACTTTTAAGTAGCATCAGAAAGGGATGGACGCCGCCGCCGCGTATCAGCGTGCCGGACTGGGCGGACCGGTACCGCAAGTTAGCCAAAGAAGCGGGCAGTACATCGGGCAACTGGGAAACCGAAACGGTTGAAATCGCCCGCGGCCCGATGCTTGCCGCCACCGAATCAGGCGTTCATATCATCACGGTCATGTGCTGCACGCAGTTAATGAAGACGGCGCTGCTTGAAAACCTGTTTGGTTATTTTGCGCATCTCGATCCCTGCCCGATGTTGTTACTTCAGCCGAAAGAAGATGCGGCTGAGCAGTTTTCCAAAGAGCGCATCACACCGTTAGTGCGTGTAACCCCGGTACTTCGTGACCTGATCGGGGGACACAAGCAGAAGAATTCCAAAGAAACGCTGTTGTATAAATCGTTTACCGGCGGATTTCTGGCACTGGCCGGCGCGGGTAGTCCTGACAACCTTGCACGCCGTCCAATCCGCGTGTTGCTGGCCGATGAGGTGGATAAATATCCCATCACCCGTGAGGGTGACCCGATCACGCTCGCCGAGGAACGCACCGCAACCTTCGGTCTGAACTGGCTTTCCGTTCGTGCCTGTTCACCGACCGTGGAAGACGAAAGCCGGATAGCAGCAAGTTATGAAGATTCCGACCAGCGTCGTGCATCGGTAGCGTGCCCGCACTGCGGTCACCGCCAGTTTCCTGATTTTTTAAGCACATTCACTGGCCGTCAGACGGTGATAAACACCATACCAAACAGGCCATGATCCACTGTGAAAGCTGCGGAACAGGATGGTCTGAGGGTGACAGGCTGCGTTCGCTGAGAACTATTCAGTGGCATCAGACAAAAACCTTTGAGTGCTGTGGTACCCGACATGTTCCGCTTAATCTCTATGAACAGGCATGGCACGCCGACGATGTTACCGCAGTCAGTAAGGTCTGGCAGTGGTCCGCCTCTGAGCGTCATGCCGTACACCGGGTTGTGTGCCCCGAATGCGGAAAGTTTGGCGTCGACAACATTCACGCAGGGTATCAGGCATCGAAGTTATTCAGCCCGTGGCAAAAAGATAAGCCGTCGGATATCGCCGAAAAATATCTGAAGGCCAAAGGCGATCCTGATAAAGAGTTGGCCTGGTGGAATACCCAGATGGGCCTGCCTCACCGGCCTAACTATGGTAAACGCCTTCCCGTTGATGTGCTGCTTGCACGGCGTGAAGTATTCAACGCGGAGGTGCCGGATGGTGTGGCGGTTCTTACGGCTGGCATCGATACCCAAAATGACAGGCTTGAGGTCGAGGTTGTTGGATGGGGTAAAGACGAGGAAAGCTGGTCAGTTGCTTTCGACGTGATTGAGGGTGACCTTGAAACGGCTGAGCCCTGGCTGCGACTGGATGCCTATCTGAAACAGATATGGCGCCGCGCTGACGGTCGGGGCTTTACCATCATGGCGGCCTGCCATGACTCCGGCGGTAACCATACGCAAAAAGTCTATGAGTTTTCACAGGAAAGACTGGGGCGACGGATTTGGGCGATTAAAGGTGAATCGGCGACGGGAGGTAAACGGTCACCTATCTGGCCGAACAAACGCCCGACATCGAAAACCCGTGCGAAATTCAGGCCGATCATTCTGGGCGTCAATTCAGCTAAAGACTCCATTCGCTCCCGATTACACATAGAGCAGCCCGGCCCGGGTTATATGCACTTCTCCACAGATCGGGATATGGGATATTTCACGCAGCTCACGGCGGAGCGTTTGGTTATGAAAGAATCCGCCGGTCAGCGTTACAGCGTGTGGGAACTTCCGAATGGTAAAGCCAATGAGGCGCTGGACTGTAGGGTGTATGCCTACGCGGCTTTATGTGGATTGTTCCACTCTGGCCTCAAATTGAACGCCAGAGTCATAGCGTTGGAGAACAACCCAGACACGTTACTGCCTCCGGCACCGGAGCCTGAAGGCAAACAAGATCTCCGTTTACCTGGTGTCATTATTACCGAACCTGAAAAACCTCAGCGCAAACCACTGCACAAACGCCTCGCAAATTAAAAAGGAATCCTATGTTCGATCCCAACTCCAGTTTATTAGCTGGTGCGCTGACTCGTGACCAGTTGACTGCAGCGTTAACGGCGGCCCAGCAGGCCTATCTTGAGCTCGCTTCTGGTGCAAAAGGGGTTTCATTCTCGTATGCGCAGGGCGACGGCACCCGTTCGGTAAGCTATCAGCAAACAGACATCGGTCAGCTCACCGCGCTTATTCAACTTCTGCAGGCCCAGCTGGGCATCGTTAGGCGTCCTCGCAGGACGCTAAGGTTTCGGTACTGATGAAAAGCGGAGAAGTCAGGATCCTTGGTCCCAACGGGCGACCACTACCGCCTTCTAATAGCCGGGCATCAATGCTGAACGGCCCCGGACGCGTTCCTTACGACGCGGCCGATTCCTTTAGTGATGCGATGGCAAACTGGCAGCCCGCGCTTTGGTCGCCGGACAACGAAATCAACATCTACCGCGACCGCATCGTTTCACGCGTTCGCGATATGGCAAGAAATGACGGCTGGGCCTCTGGGAGCGTAACCCGAATTCTGGATAATGCCGTCGGCGCTAATTTCCGCCCGATCGCTAAAGTCGATTATCGCGCCCTGTCTATGCAGACAGGCCTGAAAGCCTTTGATGCGAAGTGGGCAGATGAATACGGTCGCGCTGTTGAGGCTGCGTGGCGTACGTGGGCAAATGATCCTGGTCGTTATTGCGACGTTGAGCGAAAAAAAACGGTATCTCAGATGCTGCGCCTGGCTTTTCGCCACAAACTGGTGGACGGCGATGCGCTGGCGGTTCTGCAATACCGGACGGACCGGCTCGGGCACGGCCGTGCGCGTTATGCAACGACCATACAGATTATTGACCCGGATCGGCTCAGCAACCCCCAGCAGGTATTCGATATGCTGAACATCCGCGGCGGCGTAGAAATTGACGACGATGGCGTGCCGGTGGCGTATCACATCCGCAAAGCCCATATGGGCGACTGGTGGAGCGCTGAAAAAACCATGACGTGGGAGCGCGTCAGGCGTGAAACCGCGTGGGGGCGTCCGATTGTCGTGCATGACTTTGACGGCGATCGCGCTGCACAACATCGCGGCAGCAGCATTTTTACGCCCATCGTTCAGCGTCTGAAAATGCTGATCAAATACGATGAGGTTGAGCTTGAAGCCTCTATTCTCAACGCTGTTTTCGGGGCGTATGTTACGTCTCCCTATGATCCGCGGCTGTTCGAAGACGGACTTAGGGACGATGTGCTCGATTATCAGGATATGCGTACTGATTTTCACAATGATAATCGCCTGTCTCTGCAAAGCGGCGCGCGCATTCCCATTCTTGCTCCGGGTGAAAATATCACTTCGGTTAACGCTACGCGCCCGGTCAGCAATTTTGTTGCTTTCGAAAGTGCCGCGCTTCGCAACTGCGCAGCAGCCCTGGGCATTTCAACCCAGCAGTTAACGCAGGACTGGTCTGATGTGAACTACAGTTCAGCCCGTTCTGCCATGTTGGAAGCCTGGAAAACCCTGACACGCCGCCGCGATGATTTTGCCAGCGGCTTTGCCCAGCCTATCTTCAGCAGCTTTATCGAAGAACTCCACGATATTGGTGAGGTGCCTCTTCCTGCTGGCGCGCCGGAATTTCTGGCGGCCAAAGCGGCATATTGCCGCGCGCAGTGGATGGGACCCGGTCGCGGCTGGGTTGACCCCGTTGCTGAGAAAAAAGGCGCGATCCTCGGCATGGATTCCGGCATGTCAACGCTGGAAATGGAAGTCTCAGAAAACGTCGGCGAAGATTGGGAAGAACTTCTCGATCAGCGTGCCCGCGAGATCGAAGCCTTCAAAGAACGCGGTTTGCCGGTTCCGACATGGGGACAGGCTGACACCTTTGCACCTCAAACAATTAAAGATCCGGAGGCACAGTGAATTTACCGCACTTAGCGCAGCGCCTGTTTAACACGCCGCTGGCGCTGCATCCCCGAAAGGCCGAAGTGGTCATGGCGGCGCTGACTGACCGTTTTGGCCTGACGCGCATTCAGTCCATGTCTGACTGGGATGACGAAGACGATTCTTTCTCCCGACAGGCCCGTGATACGGGCTATGACGTGGTGGAAGGTATCGCCATTATCCCGGTTCAGGGGACGCTTGTGCAAAAGCTCGGCACCTTGCGGCCTTACAGCGGGATGACCGGCTATGACGGCATTCGCGCCTGTTTCCTGCGAGCACTGAATGACGGTGAAGTGAAAGCCATCTGTCTGGACATTGATTCGCCCGGCGGCGAAGTCGCGGGGTGTTTTGACCTCGTCGATGAAATTTATGCTGCGCGCGGCAGTAAACCTGTCTGGGCCATTTTATCCGAAAGTGCTTATTCAGCGGCCTACGCGCTGGCGAGTGCGGCGGACAAGATTATCGTGCCGCGCACAGGCGGCGTCGGTTCGGTAGGCGTCATTGTGATGCACGTTGACTGGTCGCAGAAAATCAAAAATGACGGGTTGCAGGTCACCATCATTACCTACGGCGACCGCAAGGCAGAGTCCAATCCGTATGAACCTTTAAGCGAAACGGCGCGTAAAGCCATTCAGTCAGATATTGACGAAATGGGGCGTCTGTTCGTGAGTACCGTCTCCCGCAATCGCGGGATCACAGAGAAAACCGTCCGGGATACCGAAGCCGCCTGTTTCCTTGGCGCCGACGGTGTGCAACTGGGGCTGGCGGATCAAGTGGCCTCGCCTGATGCGGCATTCCGCGATTTATTACAACTAGTTGGAGAGTAACGATGTCAATGAAAATCAGAGGTTTTGGTCACCTTTTTGGCCGCGGTGCTAACGCGTCCGAAGATGATGAAGACGAAAAAGAAAAGTCCAAAAAGGCTAAAAGCCGTCGTGCGGAAGAGGATGACAACAACAACCAGGATGATAAAGACAAGTCTAAAAAATCTCAGCGTGCAGAAGAAGATGATGATTCTGACGACGAAGATGATACGGGCAAGGAAAAGTCTAAAAAGGCCAAATCTCGCCGCGCGGATGATGATGACGATGATGCGGACGCCGATGAAGATGAAGGCGACGAAAATGACGGTGACGACGATGAAGATGATCGTGACGTCAAAAATGGTCGCCGCGCTGAGCGTGATCGCATTTCCCGCATTCTCGGCAGTAAATATGCTGCGGGTAAAGGCCCTCTGGCGGTTTCACTGGCCATTACCACAGGCATGAGTTCCGCCGCGGCAATCCGGGTGATGGCGAGTTCTGGTTCAGCGCCGGTCGCATCGCAGCCCCGCCGTATGTCACTGGATGAACGCATGTCTAAAGTTGAAAATCACCAGTTGGGTAACGCTGACAACGGTGGTCCTTCAGCAAACTCCGTGGTATCTCGTGCGGCCGCTCTCTACAACCAGGTAAAAGGTAAAAAATAATGACTGTGAATCAGGTAGGACAAAACGCCTGGGTGCCCGGCGTTCAGCATGACACCTTCATTCCGGATCAGTTGCTGTCCGGCCCTTTGCAGGTTGTGTCAGATACTGTGACGATTCTGACGGGGAGTTCGGCAACCTATAAGCGCGGTACCGTACTGGGGGTGATTACTGCATCGGGTAAGTACACCCTGAGCGTGGCGACAGCAACCGACGGTAGCCAGGTCCCGCAGGCCATTCTGGCCGATGATGTGAATGCCACCGCAGCGGATACGTTAGCCGGCGTATATCTGATGGCCGAAATCAATAAAAACCGCATTACCTTTGATGCGAGCTGGACGCTGGCCGCGCTTAAAACGGCACTCCGTCCTTACGGTATTTTCCTGCGTGACAGTGTTCAGGCACCTACCAGTTAATACATAACCTTTTCCCCAATATTTTCTTCGCATGCCCTTTACCGGGCAGGGCGTTATGCATCCATTTTTTATCCCGGCCAGCAGGTCGGGACACAGAGAGAACACGCTATGTCTCAATCTATTTACGATACGGTGACGCTCGTCGGGCTGGTTCCTAACCTGATGACGTCACAAAACTGGATCCTCGACCATTTTTTCCCAAACATCGAGACCAGCAACGATGAATATGTGGCGATCGATGTAGACGTTGGTCTCCGTCGTATGGCGCCGTTTTGCTCGCCTTTAGTCGAAGGTAAGCTGGTCGAAAGCCGCCGCTATCAGACCGACAAGTTCAAGCCTGCTTACATCAAAGATAAGCGCGCGCCCGATCTGCGTAAACCTATCCGCCGCCAGATTGGCGAGCGCATTGGGGGTGAATACACCGCTGCTGAGCGTGAAATGCTGAACATCCAGTTCGAGATGAGTGACCAAATTGATATTCTTAATCGCCGCCTCGAGTGGATGGGCTGCAGTGCGTTGTCTACCGGTACCGTCACCATTAAAGGCGAAGGCTTCCCGACCACTGTTGTTGACTTTGGCCGCGACCCTTCCCTGACCATTGCACTCAGCGGGTCTGATAAATGGCCGACGAGTCTTGCCGCCGGCACGACAAACACCCAGCCCTCTGACGACATTGAAACCTGGCAGACGCTGGTGTTGCAAAAGTCAGGCGCTGCGCCGACTGATCTGGTTTTCACCAACAAGTCCTGGAAGGCATTTCGCCTGGACACCACCATCAAAGATAATGCCATTGTGTTCCCTGCACTGAGCCCGTTCGGTAACCAGATTGACGCCGGTGCACGTGTGCAGAAGGGGGCGGTATATAAAGGGCGCTGGGGTCAGTTTGACCTCTGGCTTTACAACGACTGGTTCATTGACCCGGATACCGGCATTGAAACCCCGATGCTTGCCGATGGTTCGGTGATCATGTCTGGCGCTGATCTGATGGGTACCCGAGCGTTTGGGGCAATTATGGATCCTGCCTTCAACTATGGTCCGATGGCTTATGCACCGAAAAGCTGGCTGAAAGAAGACCCTGCCCAGCGCTTTCTGATGATGCAGTCTTCCCCAATCGTTATCCCAAGCCGGGTTAACGCGGCCCTTTGTGCGACGGTGGTGTGATCATGGCAAAAGATAAAACAAGCGAAGCGGCCTCTGACCTGGTCAGCGTGGTTGTTCTCAAAGGAAAACATCTTCGCCATGATGGCGAGGAATACGCTCAGAATACGCGTGTCCAGTTATCAGAAGCGGATTCAAAGCGCCTCATTGCTCTGGGTTTCGTGAAGTCTCTGTCTGATTTGCAGCAGGAGCTGGAAGGCGCTGGCCCGCAGGAAGTTTCTGTGACCCAGACAGACAGTCAAACCACCATTACCACCTCAGACCCGGCAACCCCGACACCTGAGAACGGAGCGGCCTGATGAGCATCAACTGGGATCAGCATCTGCTCAGGCCGTTACATGGGGTGTTTGGTGACCCGGTTGATTTCCGGCCCGCGGGTGGTGCGGCTTATACCATCAGCGGGATTTTCGACCGCGCCTATACGCAGGAGGTTGAACCTCTGGATGATGGCAGCACGCTAAACACGACGTCTCCCGTCCTTGGTGTGCTGGACAGTGAGTTCCGCGTTCCGCCGAAGAAGGGGGACCGGGTGTTTATCGGCACGGTCGGCGGCGAGGCGGTGAACACGTTGTTCACCATCGCCGATGTCCAGCCGGACAGCCACGGCGGTTCAAAGCTTATTCTTAACAGGGTGAAGGTATGAATGCAGCAGCTTTGCGGGGGCTCGTTATCAGCGCGCTTGCAGGGAAGACAGATGCTCTTGAACGGGTTTATTCCCCGCGCGACTGGCCCACGTCTGAGGATATGTATCCCGCTATTCTCGTGCAAACACCCTTCGATGTGAAAAATTCCCTCGGGCGTAACGTACCGCAGTTTACGACAGTGACCACCGTCCGGATCACCGGTCGCCTGCAGGAGCTTGACGAAATTGCTCAGGATAACGGGGCGGTGAAAGCCGAAGAGGCACTGGAGCATCTGCGCGAACAAATTGAGCGGGCAGTGATCAACAGCTATGAGCTCACCCGCCAGACTCAGCAGTTTTTACAGGTGCGCTCTACTATCGATGTCAATGCCGGTGGTGAGGGGCACACTGCCCAGTTGCTGATGGAACTGGATATCGAGTATTACCAGGGCCCGGAAGAATTTTACCCCATCGAAGCGGATCCGCTTCAGGGGATCGACGTCACCCTTATCGAGCCTGACGGCACGCCGGAAGTCGGCGTCACCATCGACCTGCCTCAATAACATTCTGGAGTATCCCATGTTTGTAAAACCCGCAGCCGGGCGCACTGTGCGCGATCCGGTTAAAGGCACCTTTTTGCCCGAAGAAGGGGCAGAGGTCGCTGAAAGTATGTTCTGGAACCGCCGGCTCCGCGACGGGGATGTGATCACCGTTGACACTCCAGCACCGGCAGCGAAATCGCCGGCGGCATTAAAGGGCGCGGATGCGACGGCCACCACTGATAAATCAGCCGCTTCAACGGACACCGGGAGTGCGAGCTAATGAACTTTCAAAATATCCCCAGCAATCTGCGGACACCGCTTTTCTATGCCGAGTTTGATAACTCGCAGGCGAATACCGCAACGGCGACCCAGCGCACGCTGATCATTGGTCAGATGCTGACGAACACCGCGGTAAACCCAAATATCCCGGTTATTGAATCATCTGCATCGAACACAGCCGGTATTTATGGTGCCGGTTCGATGCTGCATAATCAGATGACGGCGTATCTGGCAAACGACACCTCAGCAGAAATTTATCTGCTCCCGCTTGTTGATGGAACATCGATGGTGGCAGCGACCGGCACCATTACGCTGACCACGGCACCGAGTGAAACAGGTGTGATTTCACTGTATGTCGCGGGCCAGCGCGTGCAGACCACGGTGTTGAGCACCGATAGTGTGACCACAATGGCCACAGCGCTGACGGCAGCGATCAATGCCGCCATTGCGTTGCCGGTAACGGCTGCATCGGCCGCCGGCGTCATTACGCTGACGGCAAAAAACAAAGGCACGCATGGCAACAGCATCGATTTACGCCTGAATTATCTGGGAAGCGCGGGCGGGGAAGCCACGCCTGATGGCCTGGGTATTACGCTTACCGCCCTCACCGACGGGGCTGGCGCTCCGGACATGACGACCGCGCTGGCAAACCTCGGTGACCGGACCTTTGATTTCATTGTTACCCCTTACACCGACACGACTTCTCTTGATGTGCTTAAGAGTTTTCTGTCAGACAGCACCGGCCGCTGGAGCTACGCGCAGCAGCTTTACGGGCATGTCTTTGGTGCCGTGTCTGGCACCTATGGCCAACTGACAACGCTCAGCGAGGCGCGCAACGATCAGCACGCTACTTTGCTGGGCGTTTATGACTCACCAACGCCGGCTTATGTCTGGGCAGCTGCAACCACAGGCGCAGTAGCGGGAAGTCTCCGTAACGATCCAGGCCGCCCTCTGCAAACGCTCACGATTGCGGGGATACTGGCACCGCCGCTGGCTTCACGCTTCGAACTGACCGAACGGAACAACCTGCTTTACAGCGGTATTTCAACCTTCACGGTAGCTGATGACAATTCTCTGCAGGTGGAAAACCTGATCACCACGTATCAGACCAATAAATACGGGGATGCTGATGACAGCTACCTGCAGGTGGAAACGCTGTTCCTGCTGATGTTCGTCACCCGCTTTATCCGCACGCAGATAACTTCGAAATTTGCGCGCATGAAGCTGGCCGCTGACGGCACACGCTTTGCCCCGGGATCTGCGATTGTGACGCCGAATATTATCCGGGCTGAGCTAATCGCCCAGTACACACAGCTGGAGTACAACGGCTATGTGCAGGATTCCAAAGCCTTCGCCGCCGGTCTGATTGTGACGAAAAGCACGACCAACCCGAACCGCGTCGACGTGTTATGGGACGGCGTGCTGATCAACCAGTTGCGCGTATTTGCACTTCTTAACCAGTTCCGCCTGCAAGCCGCGGCGTAAGGAATAACAATGGGTGATACCTCCAACCGCCTGGCGGGCACCGCGTCGGTGACGACCAATGGCGTCACAATCATGGTCGCCGGGCAGTTCAAATACAGTCCTTCAACCGTTAAACGTGAAACCCTGACCGGGATGGATCGCGTTCATGGCTATAAAGAAAAGCCTTCCGTACCGTATATCTCCTGTCAGGTTCGTGACAGCGGTGGCACCACGGTGGCGGACTTTAACGACATGACCGATGTCACCGTTGTGGCTGAACTCGCCAACGGTAAAACGATTATCGGCACCGGGATGTGGACGGTCGAATCGCAGGAAGTGGACAGTGAAGACGCCGTGTTCGATGTCCGCTGGGAAAGCTTCTCAGTCGTGGAGAGCTGATCGTGGAAGAGCAGGAAAAAAGTATCGTTATTCCTCTGGATAAACCGCTGGCGGATGCCGGCGGTAAACTGGTCTGGGAAAGCGTTCCGTTGCATGAACCTGCGCTCATCGAAGTGAATCAATTCTTTGATAAGCAGAAGGCTGACGGCGCGCTGGCCGCGATGGGGCTCCTTATCTCGCTGTTATCGGGGATCCCGCCGCAGGTTGTCAGGCGCATGCCGTTTACCACTTTCAAACAGTGTGAGTTATTTCTTCTCACCTTCTTAAATTACTTCCCCGAACCCGTCACGACGGTTGAAAGCAGCACGGTGATCGTGCTGCCAAAAGCCCTTCAGGATGGCAAAGGTGAGCAAAACTGGGCGAGTATCGATCTTGGTGAGCCCTGTCTTGACCAAGTCGACCAGTTTTATAAAACCCAGACAGTGAAAGGCGGTCTGGCGGCGATGTCCGCGCTTATCGCTGAAATCTCCGGCATTCCGGCGCAGGTCATTAACCGTCTGCCGTTTACGGACTACAAGCGCTGCGAGGGTTACATGCTGGGTTTTTTAAACTTCTCCCCGACGGCGGGAGGTGGCGTGAACGCATCGCAGATGTGACGTATTACTACGGTTGGGGACCGGATCAGGGCTGGGGAATGACGTGGTCGAAGCTCAACTGGTGGCGGGATCAGGCATTGCGCATCAATAAGTTAAAGGAACGCGATTAATGGCTAATGTGTTTGATTTCCAGCTGAAAGCGGACGATCAGGTTTCTCAGTCTATTCAGAACATCGATGATGCGGTGAAGAAACTGACTCCCCAGCTCAATGATGCGCAAAAAGTTGTGCAGCTCGGCGGTCGCCGCTCCGCAGAAGGCCTTAATGAAGTCAGTGGGCGCCTCAAGAAGCTGGCAAAAAATGCGCGGGATGGCGTGCAGTTTGTCGGGGATCTTGTACCGCCGCTGAAAATGGTGGGCGGCCTGACTTTAGGATTAGGCGGCCTGGCCACGGTCATAAACGGTGTCAAAACGGGGATCAAAGAGTATGCGGATTCTGGGTATAAAATTGATACTACCGCCAAAAACATCAGCGCAACGACCCGGGCCTATCAGGAGCTGACCGGTGCCATGATTGAAAACGGGGCCACGCGGGATTCTGCGGAGAGCTCTGTGACCGGTCTTTACCAGCGTGCTAACGATGCGCTTAACGGTCGTGATGATCCTTTTAATGCCCTTCTGGCGCAGATGGGCGTCAAGATCAGCAAAACCAAGGAGGGTATGGCTGACGTTGTAAAACTGATGGATGACCTGAATAAGGCCATGCTTCAACAGTCCCCCGCCCGGCAGGCAGTGATTGCGCAGGTGGGGCAGTTCTCCCCCGAGCTTCTGAACTACCTGCGGCAAAGCACTGAACAGGTCCGGCGCCTTAAAGATCAGGCGCAGCGCGACGGTCTGATTTTCAGTGATAAAGATGTGCAGAACGCGCTGGCATTTCGCAACCAGGTCAACCAGATTTCAGCGTCGTGGGATGGCATGCTGATGAAGGGGCAGGCGTGGCTGGGGCAGGCCCCGATAGTTCAGAAGAGTTTTGATGATGCTTCGCAGATAATGCAGCACGGGTTCGATGCCGCAACGGTGGGTTCCCTGATGACGTGGAACAGCGGGGGAAAGCAGGCCGACCGGCTGCGAGATGCTCAAAAAAATGACGCGTTTAAGAAAACGCTGTCGTGGGATGAAAAACTGGATCTCCGTTTGGGGTATGCCTCCGGCGATCTGGTCAAAAAACTGAACAGTTTTTATGGCCCGACGGATAAGGCCAGCCAGCTACAACAGGATGTGCAGGGACTGTATGCCAGTCCTCCAAATAATGTTCAGCAACCCGGTGTGAATGGCCCACTATTCTCACAATTAGAGTCAAAATATAAATTACCGCAAGGCACGCTTAATAACGTCTATCAGGCGGAGTCTGCCGGTGGGAAGTATATGTTTTCTCCTGCTGGCGCTGAAGGCCCGTTTCAGTTTATGCCGGCTACGGGGCAGCAATATGGGCTTAATAATCGCGCTGACCGGATGGATACCGGAAAATCTGCTGAAGCGGCCGCTCACTATCTATCCGATCTTCTTACCCAGTTCGGCGGAGATATGAAAAAGACGGTTGCTGCCTATAACTGGGGGCCTGGGAACGTGAGCAATCAGGGGCTTAATTATGCACCGAAAGAGACGCGCGACTATCTGGGGAGAGTAATGCCCGGGCTTCCCGATTTTTACGATACGTCAGTGGAGAGTAGTCCAACAGTATCGGAAGACTCAACTTCTGGAAGTAATTTAAATACCCATAACGAAACGAATATCAACGCGCCATCATCCTCTTCGGCGGTTGCTTCCGGCGGCGTCGATGTCAAACAGGTAGCCGACGTATTATCTAAGGTGCTGAAAGACAATAAAAGTGAAATTGAACTGACGCTGATTAATGACCGTACAGGCGAACGGAAAAAAATCTCTGGAACCGGAGGGAAAGTGACCACGGCAATGCCGATGCCCTGAAAATATCAACCTGACCCGCTTCTGCGGGTTTTCTCTTTCTGGAGGACAGGATGCCACTGTTACAAAACGCGCTGTCTTCGCTGCTAGGATTTTCGGGAGACAGCTGGAACTGGCAGGATCACATCCATCCTGCGTCATTTCGCGGCGTACCCTTTGCGATTATTGATGCGGATGGCAACTTTGGCCGCCGGCAGGTCGTCCACGAATACCCCTATCGCGACACGGTCTGGGTCGAAGACTTGGGACGCTCTACCCGCCGCCTGACTCTAAACGGGTTCATCATCCAGTCCAGCCTGATCTACAGCGCTGCTGATGTCATGACGCAGCGGGATAATCTTATCGCCGCCTGTGAAAGCGCTGGCGCTGGCACGCTGGTGCATCCTACGCTGGGCGAGTTGACGGTCAGTATCCCCGATGGTGGCCTTAAGTTGCGGGAAAGCAGAGACTCCGAGCGGGTTTTTGAATTTTCTCTCACTGTCATTGAGTCCGGCCTTCGGGTTTTTGCTGTGACCGGCGCGGTCTCAGCCGCTTCAACGGTTCAGACGTCCTGGCTGGCACTGGCGGCCAAAACGGCGGCCACGTTTATTGCGGAGGTCAATTCTGATTTACGCACGGTGACGCAGGCAATAAAAACGCTGAAAAACACGGTTTCATTCTGGACCAGCATGGTGACGCGTACGGCCAATGAGGCGACGAATCTCAGCAATACGCTGAAATCCACGTTTGGCAGCAGCCGTTATGGGCGTTACAACACGGGGGATGTGGGCGGGAACGCTTCCGGGGCGACAAATACCGCGACGACGACCGCAGACACGGAAAATTATGACCTGCTGGTTTCGCAAAAAATGGCGGCAACCGTCGAAAACCGGGCAGAAGTTCAGGATGTCACGGCAAGCCTTCTGGCGTCAGTCAGCGTCGCGGCATATGCCAGCGGCGCGCAGGATGTGATCAATGCATTACTGTCCAGTGAGGCCAAAGGGTTGGATCTGGTTCGCCTGTTGGAAACGTTGGCGACGTTCTCTGATACCACCTACCGGCCCGACAGCAGCGACAGCAGCATTGCTTCTGCGGCACAAATTTACCTCATCACGCTAAGCGCTGGCGCAATGGCCTATGCGGCGTCTCTTTACGAGCCTGTAAGCTATGACGATGCCGCTGAACTTCTTCAGCGCGTGGTCACCGTGATCGATACGGTGTCACTGGCGGCGGCCGATGCCGGTTATGACGATGTCTTCAGCGAGTTATCAAATCTTAAAACAACGGTCAAAACTACGCTTCAGGAGAGAGGGGCGCAGCTGGCGAACGTGTCCACGGTGGCATTCAGCTCGGCGCTTCCCGCGCTTAATCTGGCAAACCGGTTGTATCAGGACGCGGGCCGTACAGAAGGATTGGTAAAAATGGCCGATCCTGTTCATCCGGCGTTTATGCCGCTTACTTTCAGGGCGCTTTCTTCATGAACGATGAAATGACGTTAACCATTGGCGGCAAGGTGCTATCCGGCTGGGACTCTGTGCGCGTGACCCGAAGCATTGATCACCTTCCCAGCGATTTCGACCTTTCGCTGATGGATGAATTTCCCGGCAGTGATGATCAGCAACTGGTCAAAGAAGGCGATGCCTGCGTGGTAAAGCTTGGAAGCGATACGGTTATTACCGGTTATATCGACCGGTGGGCGCCGATGATTTCCGCCTCGAGGCACGAAGTCCGGGCAACGGGGCGCAGCAAGTGTGAAGACCTGGTGGACTGCTCTGCCAAATGGGACAACAACGTGATCACCGGCGCTACCCCGTTGCAGATTTCGCAGCGTCTGGCCGCGCCGTATGGGATCACCGTGTCGAGCGACGTGACCGATATGCAAAACGTCCCTCAGTTCACGCTGAACTGGGGAGAGAGTTCGCAGGAAATCATTGACCGCATCACACGCTGGGCTGCACTTCTCTACTATGACCTGCCGGATGGCAGTCTCTACCTGACACGTGTAGGTACCCGAAAAGCCGCCAGCGGCGTGGCACAGGGTATTAACATTGAATCAGCGGCCTACGAGGCCTCGATGGACGAACGGTTCTCCGAATACACCGGTGTCTCAATGACGGTTAACCCGCTGGTGGATGACAGCGGTTATGGCGCCGTGACCAAAGCCACCGCGAATGACCCGGACGTTGCCAAAATGCGATACCGGAACCGGATCATCATTGTCGAAAGCACCATGAACACCACCGCGCTGGCGCAGCAGGCGATTGAATGGGAAATGAACCGGCGCTACGGCCGCTCTAAAGTGCTACAGGTCACCATTGATAACTGGCGCGACAGCGCGGGCAAACTGTGGGAACCCAATACCCTGATCCCCGTCAACATCCCCAAGATGGGCATCAATGACGTGCTGTGGCTGCTGGCTGAAGTCACATTTATTAAAGACGACCAGGGCACGGTGGCGCAGATGGTACTGATGCCGCCGGCGGCGTTTTCGGTTCAGCCTTACCGTTTCTACAACGTCATTCAGGAGCTGAACAGGTGACGATACTCAACACGCTTTACCGCCGGGCGATGATGATGCTCGGCGTCGGCAGCGTATCGCTGACCAATGATGAGGGAGGTATCCAGAAAGTGCAGTATCAGACGCCGCTGGAAGTGCGCAGCGATACGCCCCGCCTGATGGAGTTTGGTTTCTCCTCTTCATTGCCGGATGGCGCTGATGTGCTGATTGCCTACCTTTCCGGTGACCGCTCAAACGCGGTAGTGATTGCCTCTGGTCATAAGGGTAGCCGCAAAACCGGCCTGAGCCCGGGCGAAACCATCATTTACGACCTGTGGGGGCAACACATCAAACTCACCGAAACGGGGATAGAGGTTGATGCCAACGGTCAGCCTGTAAAGGTCATTAATTCAACCACCGTCACTATCGTTGCCTCAGAAGAGGTTTTTGCTGATACGCCGGTTCTGAAGTGTTCCGGCGATATTATTGATAACGCGGGGAGTAACACCACCACGCTGAAAAATTTGCGCGATACCTACAACACGCACGATCACGTGGTGAAAAACGTGCAGAGCGGCAGCTCATCACCAACCAGTGAGAAACCGGGGGAACAGGTTCAATGACGGACATCACAACGCTGTGGAATGCTGAACAATCCGTAGGCGACTGGGTTGAGGCATCCGGTGATCTGCAGTCTGGCGATGACCTCGAGACGGCCATTCTAATCAGTCTCTTTACCGACCGGCTGGCGCGGGAAGATGACGAATACGATGGGGATAACCGCCGCGGATGGTGGGGCGATCAGGATCAGGACTATCCCATCGGGTCACGCCTCTGGCTGTTGAGCCGACAAAAACTGACGCTGGCCGTTGCAAACAAAGCGCAGGACTTCGCCGCCGAGGCGCTGAAGTGGCTTACGGACGACGGGGTTGTCGCCAGTATTACGCCCGTCACACAAATCGTTTATCCGAACCGCCTTAACCTTTTTATCACCTACCAAAAACCGGGACAGGACGCTGTGTCGAAGCGTTATTTCTGGGTCTGGGAGTCTTAACCGATGCCATATAACCGGCCAACGCTCACCGAGCTGCGCGCGCGTAACCTCGCCGCGATTGAATCAGAATTAAAAGGAACAGGCACGCCGTTACGGTTTTCAAATCTGAACATCCTCGGCACCGCAGATGCGGGTCTGGCTTATCTCCATTACGGTTATCTGGACTGGATTGCGAAGCAGTCAGTGCCATGGAGTGCGACGGATGAAAATCTGGCGGGGTGGGCTGCATTAAAAAGCGTGACGCAAAAAGCGGCCAACGCCGGGACTAACAACGCCACTATTTTCACCGGCACTGCAGGAGCAACGCTTCCGGCGGGGACGGTATTAAACCGGGGTGACGGTTACCAGTACACGACAGACGCGGAGATCGATATCGGACCAGCTGGCACAGCAACTGGCGCAATCACTGCGGTGCTACCTGACCCAAATGACGACCCGACAGGCGGCGGCGATGCGGGAAATACGCCGGCGGGTGCCCAACTGACGCTGGATGTCAGTATTTCAGGTGTCGATTCGACGGCAACCATCAGTACCGCTATTACCGACGGTGCGGATATCGAAACGGAAGATGCTTTCCGGTCGCGTACACTGCTGGCCTATCAGAATACGCCTCAGGGCGGAAATGATGATGACTATGAAGCCTGGGCGCTTGCCGTAGCAGGTGTTACGCGGGCATGGACGGTACGCAGGCTTATGGGGGCCGGTACCGTTGGCGTGTATATCATGATTGACGGCACTGATACCTCGAATAATGGGTTTCCCGTGGGTACCGATGGTATTTCCTCACTCGACAGCTGGTCGGGCACCAAGGCCACCGGTGATCAAAAAAGAGTGGCGGACTATATCTATCCCCTTCAGCCCGTCACGGCACTGGTGTATGTCTGTTCGCCAATTAAAACGACCATCAACTTTACGATTAGTGGCCTGACATCGGCTGACAGTACAACAACGGCCGCGATAGCCGCTGCTATTGATGGGGTGTTGTTTGAGTCCGGCAATCCTCAGGGGGCCACTATTTATCTGTCTGATCTGCTGATTGCCATCAGTAATGTCAGCGGTACGGGTGGGTTTATCCTGACATCTCCCTCGGCAAATATTACCACCACGACCGGGCAATTGCCGGTAAGGGGTACGGTGACTTACACATGAGCCGGTTTACTTTGGAAGATTACACGTCAGCACTGCAAAATTTAATGCCGACCGGGCTGGTATGGTCACGCAAAACTGATAGTGTTCAAACGGCCGTATTGCGGGCTCTGGCACAGTCATATCAGGACAGTGATGATGCAGCAGTATCATTGCTGACCGGGGCGTTTCCGGCGACGGCAACCATTATGTTAACCGACTGGGAGAAGACCCTCGGTTTGCCTGATGATTGCGCCATCGGGGAAAATGACAGTATCGCGATTCGACAAAAGTCAGTGGTCTCGAAGTTATTCAGCACGGGTGGGCAATCAGCAGCCTATTTTATTGGCGTAGCCAAAGCGCTGGGTTATGACATCACCGTGACGGTTTACCGCCAGGCACGGGCAGGAATGTCTGTCTGCGGCGATGCGCTTAACGGTGAAAATTGGCCTTTTACCTGGCTGGTCACCGCCCCCCAAACAACGATTTCCTATGCTCAGGCTGGCCGGTCTTATGCGGGTGACCCATTGCGCTCATGGGGAAATAAACGCCTTGAGTGTCGTCTCAATGCGCTGGTGCCATCCCATACCATTGTGAAGTTTGGTTATTCGAACTAACAACTGATTTGTTTCTTAAAACTGATAAGCGCCTTTACTGGTGAGGAAATTTCTATGCAAAAAATTGGAAGTGTTACTTCTACAGCAGATGCTAACGGAGAATGGACAGATGGCAATGTTGCTGCAGGAACCGCTCCGACGCTTATTGAGGCGGCATGGTTAAATACCGTGCAGCGAGAAATTGCCAATGTCGTCACTGGTGCAGGGCTGACGCTTGACCCGGCAAATGATGCACAACTACTGGCTGCTCTGTTATCACTAACGGGACCCGGGCGGTTGTTGACCGTAAAATACATAACAGCCAGCGGAACGTACACGCCTACTACTGGAACGAAAAAGATATTCGTTCAAGGGGTAGGAACTGGTGGGAATGGTGCTGGGAGCATTGCATCCGGCTCAACCGGATGTACATGTTGCAGTGGCGGTGCTTCCGGAGGCTATGCCGAAGCATGGTATGCATCCGGTTTTAGTAGTGTTGCTGTAACAATAGGTGCGATTGGCGCACTAAACTACGCGAGCGGCGCAGCAGGTGGTACATCAACGTTCGGGTCACTAATGAGTATCCCTGGCGGCGGCGGCGGGGCATCAGCGCAGGCTTCCACTGTGGCTTATTTTGAAAATGGAGGCGGAGCCGTAGGTGGAAATCCTACCTTAAGTGGAAACATTAGTGGCCTTGTAACACCAGGGGTCTTCGGGCAATCCGGTAAAGTGTTTGGCGGCGCCGCGGCTTCTGGTCAGGGGGCGCCATCACGTTTTGGCACTGGCGGAGGTAATGTAGCAATTGCTACGGGTGGAAATGCAGGTGGTAATGCTGCGGGTTACGGGGCGGGAGGAGGTGGCGCTGGCGTAGCAACCAACAGCCCGGCTGTTTATGGCGGCAACGCCACTAAGGGTGTGTTTATTGTTTGGGAGTACGCATGATGGATGATGAAACTTACACTTACGCGGTGATTGATATTTCAACAAACATTGTTATCAACCGTATCGACTGGGACGGTGTTCAGGAATGGGCTCCGCCTGATGGTTGTATTGCTGTCAGGATTGATGACCCTGCTGCTGGCGGTATTTGTGATTCGTACGATCCGAATATTGGCAAATTCAGTAGCAACTCAAAATAAAGCTCTTGAGTAAAAGTACACAACGAATCAGATTAGGACAACGAATGCCGCAGTCAAGTTCTACGGCATCCATTGTGGAGAGTTGGTGTGTTCTCGATCAGCTTTGTTTGGTATTAAAGGAGGTGCTGCCTCCCTTAGCATAAATTAAGTGATTATATATAGCGCTGCATATCGCTATAACAAAGCATATGTGAAGCAAGTAAACAACTCGAAAATATGAAGCATAAACTGTTGGGGAGAAACCAATCATGATTACGCTTGCAATTCCGCAACATATTGCTATTAGAGGGGCAGCTGTTCTATTAAGGCCATTAGCAAGAAGTGCAGATTTAAACATAATGCATAAAGAAAATAGCATAGTGAATAACATATTCGCCAACCCAGAAAGGGAGGAAAACTTCTCAGGCCAAGGATAGAGCAAGTCTGGCGATAGCCAGTTAAAGAAATAAGTGGATATTCCGTGATCTGATAATGCAACATACAAACTCAAGCTTATATAGATTATTATTATAGTTGATGAGACTATAGACGCCAATCCTGTGCTTTTACCTTTGTTTAGGTAAATTAACACAGCAGAAAGAGCAATTATTGGTATGTTGTATGGCATGCTAAAAGCATTGCCGAGCCTATCAACACCAAACATAATTTTGGTTAAAAGACTGTATTCTCCGAACTGGGGCATCCATGTTGCCGTTTCAGCTGCGAATCGTAAAGAGTTTCCAGGTGCTGTAAACATTATCACTGAGCAGATAGTAAGGACGAAGATGTATGCTATTGAGTATATTGATACCTCAACTTTCTTGAATGCAATAAGCGAGTAAGATAATAGGATGAGAAATATTGCTGATTGCTCAGAAAATGATGCAATTAGCAATGCCACGATTGAAAAGAAAGAGCCTGCAAGTCCTCTTTCTTTGTCAGTGAATACAGATAACGAATAGATTGCAAGCGAGAAGGGTAAGATATAGTTATAAGCTCCGGTTACCCAAAAGAATGAATCCACGTTAATTTTATAAGGTATAAGAAGCAGGAGAATCCCAGCCATGATGGATGTCGTGAATGTTACACGATTACTTGTCAGTTTGCTTATAGAACAAATCAATATAATAAACGACGTTGGAATCATAAACTTCCAAAAAACCTCAGCGCCTATAGTAAGCGACAATAGGCCCTCGATAGTAATTCTCCCGCTCCACGTTTCATAACGATACAAAATGAAATCTATTAACCCGCGAGATTCAAGAGCTTTTGAAAAAAATACATCATCATTCGCGTCTCTTAGGGATAAGAGTTTGTACATGACTATGTAAAAAATGCAAGCAATCAAAAAAGATGCTATCCACTTAAATTTACTTGCATTCATATTTGATTCCTCTAGTGTTTCCTTTTTCGTCATACATAATAACTGCGATCTCTCCAGAAAGCCCACCCAAATATTTTATATTTCTGATTGATGCATTAAAACCTGTTCTGTCATATATCGTTTTAACTCCGAAATAATTGCTAACGTCAGGCCTGCTCTCAATTGAGTACTTAACGTTAACCCATTCATTAGAATGGTATTTTCTTGCATATATTCTTACATGAGTCTGTGGATTGTTTTTATTTATTGCCCATCCATTAATTGACAAATACCCATCATTGAAAATGCATCTGTCAATTGATGCGGAATCTAAATTTGCATCAATTTTAGGCAAGACTAAAGAGCTGTAATTATTCCAAGACAAAAAGAAAAGCAGTGACATAACTATAGCGACCGCAAAAAAAACAGAGAATATTAATTTCAATGACTTCATTTATTATTTCCATTGATTATGAATTTAGGCCTTTTCTTGGTCTCGATATATATCATTCCGATATACTCACCAAAAACTCCTATACCTATAAGTTGCACCCCGCCAAGGAAAATAATTGGAACGAGAATAGAAGGGTATCCGCGCACAGGATTGCCAAAGAACACAGTGTCAAAAATCATATAGGCACCATATAAATTGGTCGTCATCAGTCGGTAAAAGATTGACTGATGTAAATAATTTTAAGAAAAAAACCGGCATAATAAACAGCGGTAATAGGATAATGTTTTTCTTAAAAAATTTATTTATTGCAAACATATTTTCCACCGAATAAGCTACCGCTTTCACTTTCAGCGATTATTTGTATTTCAAATTTTTTATCATGAATATCTTTACTAAGAACCTGACTCGATGAGAATCTAGCCACCGATTTTTCTGGAACTCCTATGGCTTTTGCAACATCATAACCACGGGAGCTTTGCGTATTATAGCCATTTTTATTATCTGGAGAGGTGATATAAACTCGTTTTAAAGTCGTGTTGTTTTTTATAGCAGCCCAGCCACTAACAAATAAATTACTTTTACTGATAATGCACGTATCAACATGCATTGAAAAATCAGTATTGCTGTATGATATATCACCATCAGGTACGGGGCGAGTTCTGTTGTCGTTTAGATAAAGTGCAACCGTAACTGTCAAAGCAAGAACTATAAAGAGAATATATAAATATCTTTGGTTCTTAACCATTACCAAGTCCTTAGTAGTTGCCAGCGAAATGCTAACAATATTAACATCTTGATATTAATGTTACAGATGGTATTAGTCAATCATACCAATTCCCTACCAAAGCTCTCAGGGTGCTTAATGCTCACCAAAACACTGTGATTATTATGTATGCATAACCAGTGCTTACGTAGGATACACGATAACGGGATATGGCGGCGGCAGTGGCGCAGGTGTACCGGCAAGCTCTACTGCTACATACGGCGGTAACGCCACTAAGGGAATGTTTATCGTATGGGAGTATGCATGTTGAGTACTTTAGAAGAAGCTACATGGGCAGTAATTGATAGCGTGACAAACATTGTCGTTAACCGTGTCTGGTGGGATGCTGATATTGACAAGTGGTCACCGCCAGGCGGCACATATGTAATTAAAATTAATGACCCCGCTCAGGGTGGGATTGGTGATAGTTACGACCCTGCAACAGGCACCTTCACCAAAGCATAATAAATAGTCACAAAATATGTCTACGCCAAGGAAGGCTGATTTTTTTTAAATAGAAAGGAGTTCAATAAATAGCATGCATTTCCAAAAATAAACGATGCAAACAAACACATCAAAAATAGTATGTATTTATTTTGCAAGAAACTGATATCGAAATTTCTGCTTGTAATTATAGATATGATCACATGATGTACAAGAAATATTGCAAAGCTCAATTCAGCAATCTTATTAAGCACTTTCGAGTTCATATCTGAAAATACATCCAACTCAAAAACAAGCATAAATATAGAAAATATAAGAATGGAAGCGGATATTGTGGTAAGGACGATGTTATAGTTTCTTAAAGCTAACAAGTAAAACACACATAGAATAGAAGAAATAAATTTGTTCTTTACTTCACCATTAGAAAACAACACCTTTGCGGCACCGCCAAAAATGAAAAGGACAGCCATGCTGACTATGTTGTTCCATTCGTGTACTGTATAAAGAGTGGAATAGAAATGCGAGTTAAGCAGGAAAGCAAACACAGAAGCTAGAAACGTGATAACCGGGTGTTTGTATATTGCGGTTCTTATTAGCGGGAATAAAATATATAATGAGATAATTGCACCAAGGAACCATTCTCCTGTAACATAAAAAGTCTGGAATTTATAGTTAAAATATCCATCGAAACCAATTAATGTAAAAATAAAGTTCTCAGCAGGAGCTGAAAAAGATATTCCTCCATTAAATATGACAAGTAAAAAAAGGCACAAAATATATGAAATATAAAACTGTGGAAATATTCGCAAAAGCCGCTTTTTGTAAAAATCTCGAGTGCTAGTAAATTCAGATGACATTGTTAGAGAATATCCAGACATTATTACAAATAGTCCCACTCCAATCTGCCCCAAGTCAAAATAATTGTTCCCATTCCACGAGATTATGTCGCCATAACCTCTTTTAATTATCATCTCCACATTAAAATGAAATAAAATAATCATAAACAAAGAGATGACGCGCATAAAATCAATTGCAAATATTCTTTTGGTTGGCAATGACATTTTCTATCTCTAATCGTAAAAGGGTTTTGTATGGGCACGTAAAGATTGTAAGTCATCATTAAGTATTGTGAGTAATTTTCGTTAATGAGGAGACCGTTTTTATTGCAAAACTTTGATCGAACACTGCATTAGGCGCAATTTTAGGCGGCATATTTGCCAATCCTACACATGGCATGCCGATAAAATTCTTCACACCTCAGGATTCTCATGATTATACATGTATGCATGTACAGTTATCTGGTGAGGCTTTATGCCAAGACGATACGAAATTGATGCTGCATTTAAGCAGGCACTCAAGATAAGTGAGAAGGGGCAGCGGACCGTTACGACGGAGGATTTTGTCGCGGAACTGGCGAAGAGAAACTGGCATTGGGGGTTGCGTGAAGCGAACCACTGGATCGAAATCTACGTCAATACGTTTCACGACGTGTCGGAAGTAGAAGGCGAGGCCAGAACGTTTGTTCTCTACAATCCTAACGGAGGTCGTTAACTTTGGAATCCTCTTCACCTGCAGGCAGGCCGGTATAAAAATAATGCAATTCTGTTTGCAGATACTTGCGACGAGTTTTGCTTTAAGAATATGAGTTTTCATCCGACGCTTTGCTTCCACATTTTTTCAGATTAAGAAAGAAATGCTAATTGAGTATGTCGATTTAGAAGCGAAGTTGACAGGAAAGAAAAGGGTGTTATTCAGTTTCTTGCTGATAATAGATATTTGCTAAAAACAACACCCAGAGGCAATACAGTGAGCCTATTGAACAGGCCTACTTTCTGGCAATAGAATTTAATTTCCATTGGCATTTGTAAAAGGCAATCGCTATAACAATAAATAAAACTAAAGGCAGTACAAGCCAGTTAAATGGGTTGAGTTTATTTTGCACAATAAAATATAATATTAGTTGTAATTCAAAAAAAGAAATAAGGATGAGATTTATAAATAACACGCCAATACTTCGAAAGTTCGAAAGACGTTTTACAGCCTCAGAAGGAGCTATTAGCTCAGAAGATGTTACTACCATTTCTCCTTCTGGAGACATGCTGCAAGCTATTCTTAAATCACCTTTTTCTTTGGTTACCCATTGCTGAGTAAGCATTTTTAGATTATCCCAGGGGGAAAATAATGAAATTAATAGATTTGAATGTGATGAAATAGGCCTAAATGAGTTAACACTCTCTTCCGTAAAAATTATTTTACCTGGTGTTCCTTTTAATTTGAAATCACCCAAGATTGAAGTGTCAACATGGGATGCAAAGACTCGCCCTTGAGTGCGCCCCTCAATCTTCCTTTCTTCATCGATGGATTTTAAATCCGTTATATCCTTTGTGTAATGATATAAAACCTTGCTTTTTTCGCATCGGAAGGAAAAAATTTTAGCAACCACTAATAAGAATGCAGGCATTAAACTCCATGCTTTTTCTAAAATGTTCATTTCAAGCCAATAGTTGAGTAAGTACATTCGCATTAAAGTCCACATAGATAGAGGGAAATTTTCTTGAATATTTATTGCAATATATCACTGAAAGGATCCAAAAAAAACCGGCTCGGTGGCCGGGTTAAGCTTGTATATCTACGATGAACAACTTATTGATAACTCCTTTTTTAACTGTAGCTTTTGCTGTCACAGTCACACAGGAACCACTGGCACCACCGCTAACCATATAAGAACTTAGGGCAGCTAAATACGGGTTCTGAGATTTAGAGGCTGATGGATCACTAATTTGAGCTATGACGCGTCTACCTGATTCATCTCCATCAATAAGCACTTTCGCTGTCATGCGATGAGCATCAAATTCTGTGACAAATACACGATATTCGCGCAGGCCAAGCACTTCGTCATCATCGAGCTGATCAATGATTTCTTTGTCAGCCTCAGTGATAGTTGCCGCTCTATTTCCTATTCCAGTACTTACACTGATTTTGTCACAGGTATTACCGATAGGGGATACTGCTTGGCGAACTGAAGGGCGCAACTCACCGGCCATCTTATCGATCACTGAGATCAATCCGTCGATGGTTGGTCTGTCTTTATTTCCGAGGGCTTCAATAGCCTTCTCAAGAGCTTCTTTTAATGCCTTCATTTCCTCTTTCTTCTGAGCATTTCGCGCAAAAATGTAAGGTATTAATGCACCGAGTATAGCCCCGGCCGATCCCGAGAACAATTGAGACTGTGTAATGAAATTCATTGCAGTATCAAGAGTGAAGCAGTTTGCTCGGGCCTCTTTTGCGTATACCTTTACTTCCTGATAAGAAACGTTTTTAGAGTATTTTTGGGTCAGCGCAAAGGTGCCTGCGGTAGCTAAAATTTTAGAAAAACCTTTCAACGATTCACCGAGGCACGTCAATTCTATTTGATGATTTTCAGCATCTTTGCCGTCATATCGAAGGGAAACATTCACATCTTGAATTCTCACGGACTCCATCCGTAGACCCTCAGTAATTTATATTTAATAAGTTATTTAGCAGCCATCATAGACCGGATAACTTTCATTACAAATACTGTGGATATATCAGGGAGTAAGCGACTACAGGGTAAAATTACGGCTGAAACCAGTCATCCGCGCTTTCCCACGTATTCTGCAACATCATATCTATCACTTCTCTATCGTGAGGCGAACCGCCCAGAATTGACAGCCCATCATTGCCAGCTCGTCGAACGCTAAACGTGGCGTCCGGATAATCTTTGGTAAGCCTTTTCTCAAACTCCGCTCTAAATGCTTCGATTGCACCGGCGGGCAACTGCTTGGTTTTATCGATCGTCACTTCTACACGCATAAATCCCCCTTATTACACACCGAGCCAGCTACCGGCATCATCAAACATCTCTTCCACTATACCGGCCAGAACCGCCTTTTGCGCTTTGCTGGCGTCCGTGTTGATGCTGCTGAGCGTTACCATTGGTTTAACTTTCACGTCAGCATCAGGGAAGGTGCCATGCACGCGCTTGGTCAGTTCAGCCAGGATCAGCGCATTGGCGTTCGGCACACCGGCCATATTTCTTTTGTCGTAAATTAGCTCTACAAACATAAATCACCGTGCACAAATCTATCTGTATATGCATACAGTAGTATTTGTTTTAGGAAAATAGAACCCCTCTGCAAAACTAAATTTATTCTTCGTAAATTCATGCAGTTACAAACACCATTTTTTGCAGCTTGATGTATAACTAAAGGGTGATATTTTGCATGTAAATCAATAAATTAATTAATTTACATAGTTCTGATGCTGCGTCATTTGGAATGGTTGGAATTATGCATGATGCAAGAAATTATTCCCCAAAAAGAAGAGTAAGTTATTGATCTAATTGGAAGGAAATGAACACTTAAGAAGGGAATAAAACAGCCGGTAAATCTAACTTAACCGGCTGTTTTTAAAGGTTAAAAATCAGTGATCCTGAACCTGCTTGTGGA